GCATACCAAAGAAGAAGATTAGCGACATCTACATCTGACGGTGTTTTTATTGAACTCAAAACCCTCTCCATGTAATGCTTCAGAATAGGAATGGTTCCTGCTGCTGTACGGCGTTGATCGGTGGTTCCGTTGTAACCAGAGTTTAATCCAAATCCCCGTTTAGGAATTAGAAGATTCTGCTTTGCCCATATGTTGCTGCGTTGTATTCCACCAGTTTCCTGCCGCACACCCACCCAAGCAGAACCATCCCATGCCCACACCTTTCCTTCGTAGGTGTATTCTTGGTTTACTGACGGAGATGTTGGAAATTGTATGGGCATGGTGTTTATGCTGTTGGTGCTGCGTTTAGATACGGATGACCCACAGGAAGACTGCCTTGCAATTTCCACTTCCATGCAAGATATCCTTCAATGAGTTGTCTGGTCGTGGTGTTTGTAGATTGCACCATTATGACCTCTGCAATTACTATGTTGGATGCTCTATTGACAGTATATTGTCTTGCTAATGAATAACCAACATTGGTGTTGTCTGGTGTTGCAATAGTGTTAGTGGTGCTTTCCAAGGTTCCGTTTCTCCACACTCCCCATCCCGTGGTATTGCTTTGAAATGCCATTATGTTACCAACATTATTCGCGTATACAGTTCCGCTACTCAAATCATAATTTGCTTGTGCAGCCCCACCAAAATATGGATAGCAAGCACCTAAATTGTTACTGTTTTTTACATAGTGTAAGGCACCACGATCCGTTCCCTGTCCTGCTGAAGCCAAAACGCCTATTGATGGTCTATAGGCATCACTACCAGTTCCTGCTCCACTTCTTGACCATACCCAATACACTCCATGTGATTGATTTTGCATTGCTGTGGTGGAAATATCCATAGCATCGTTGGAACCATCAAACAAAACTCCAGGCAATGAACCAGGAAAGGCGGTTGCAGAGTATGCTGGTTGATTTGCTGATGTTGCTTGCACAGCATTTACTCCACCACCTTTTCTATCAGCCCATGTGGAAACACCTGTAGAAATTGTGAGGGTTGAAGATTGTGCTGCATCCAACCAAAATACTGTTGAGATTTCTTGGGGAGTCCAAAGCGTGCTATTAAACTCTCCCAAATCTCTCTCCATGTAATGCTTCAGACTAGGAATAGTTCCTGCCGCTGTACGGCGTTGATCTGTGTTGCCACAGTATCCTGAATTGAGTCGCCATCTTCTCATGATAAGAACCACCCTCTCTTGAAGTCTACGATGTATTGAACTGTACCTGTGAGTCCGTTGACTGATATTACATAGTCTCCAACAGGACCAGTCGCACCTTGAGGACCAGTTGCACCTTGAGAACCCGTTGCACCAGTAGCACCTGTTGCACCTTGAGAACCCGTTGCACCTTGAGAACCCGTTGCACCAGTAGCACCTGTTGCACCTTGCGATCCTGTTGCACCTTGCGATCCTGTTGCACCTTGCGATCCTGTTGCACCTTGAGGACCAGTTGCACCTTGAGAACCCGTTGCACCTTGAGAACCCGTTGCACCTTGAGAACCCGTTGCACCTTGAGAACCCGTTGCACCAGTAGCACCTGTTGCACCTTGCGATCCTGTTGCACCTTGAGGACCAGTTGCACCTGTGTTACCTTGAGAACCAGTAGCACCATTTGCACCAGCAACCCCTGCCGCACCAGTTGCTCCTTGAGGACCAAATGGTTCAACCCAATATGAAGACGAGCCATCTGTGATGTAAACAAACACATTTCCGCTGCTTGTGTTGAACCACATATCACCGTATGTGGCTCCTGCGGGTGCTGTGGTTGATGAGGTGAAACTTATTGCACCTGAGATACCTTGAGGACCCGTAACACCTGTTGCACCTGTATTACCTTGCGGACCAGTGGCACCAGTAGCACCTTGTTCACCTGTAGCACCTTGAGGACCTGTAGCACCTGTTGTACCTTGAGGACCTGTGGCTCCTGTAGCACCAGTAGCACCTGTGGTTCCAACAACAGTAGAAGAAATAGCAGAAATAAAATCAGTATAAGATATTTGTTTGGTTTCTTCGTCGGCCGCATCAGTTACAAGAATATTTGAAGTCGATTTAAAGGTGGAGGCTGGAGCAGTATAATCAAAATAGTTATTAAGGCTGGCAACCGTGGTAACAAACATTTGATTTGCTTTTGCAGGGTTGCCAAGCACATTTGTAGTCTTATCTTGTAATAATAAAATATCACCTTTTCCAATATCTTTAGCACTTCTAGTAGGAAATGTTAAACCACCCCGTGAATAGTCAATACCAAATGAATGCGTATTTCCTGCAATCGCGTAAGAAATGCCCCGCAACCCTTGTAGATTTACTTCGCCTGTTGTTCCACTCAAAGAAACAACATAGGGGCCACTTATTCCGTCACCACCTCCGCCTCCACCTGTAATGTTAACTTCTACATTTTTTCCTTTTCGTGTTACTGTAACACCAGAACCAGTGAAATTAATGTCATTTACAGATTTAATAATCTGTGCTTTATTGAATTGTATTCCTACTGCACCACCACCAATAGAAGTTAAATCAAATGAACCACTCTTAAGAGATGATAATTTTTCTACTAGTTTTTCTATCTTTTTAGAATCAAACGAAAGGTGTTTAGTCTTTGCATCATAAACTAGTGGATGCGATACTTTTACAATACCAGTTTCACCGGGATCACCTTTGTCTCCCTTTTCGCCTTTCTTTCCTGCTGGTCCTTGTTTTCCAGTTTTTCCATCCTTCCCATCTTTTCCGGGTGATCCTTGTTTTCCTTCAGGACCAATGTTTCCGTCTTTGCCCGGATCTCCCTTGTCTCCCCTTTCTCCTCTTTCCCCATCTTTTCCGTTGCGACCGGCCGCGCCAGCGGGGCCAGGTTTGCCTTCAGGTCCTGGTTCACCGCGATCACCTTTTGGTCCAACAGGACCAGGCATTCCATCTTTACCATCTTTACCATTTGTTCCCGGTATTCCTTGATCTCCTTTGTCTCCTTTTGGACCAGGAATACCTAGTTCACCCCGTTCTCCGGGATCACCTTTCTCTCCCCTATCTCCCTTGTCTCCTTTGGGTCCTGCAAAACCAACGGGACCCATAGGTCCTCGTTCCCCTGCTGTTCCTCTTGGACCTGGAGTTCCTTCTTCTATTATTTTTTGTTGTATTGTTTTATTAACAACTATTACTTTTGGTTCTTCTGGTTTTACTGTTTCTTCCACATATGGATCAAATAACTCTTGTATTTGCTTGGTAGAACCACGCAGAGTCATTTCTCCGTTGGGAGTGTTTATTGTAACTTCAGAAAGACCATAACCAAGTTTCCAAACATTATCAGAAGATGAATTATCAGAAATGCTTACAATAGTTCCTTCTGATAGACCTAACTCTTCTCGTACTAATATAAATTTATCACCGGGAGAATGATTACCAACAACAATACGAGAAGAACCAATTTTTGGCTCCTCTTCGTTTGAATTGACATAATCAAAAAAATTCTTCATCTATGATAGACTATTGTTTTATTTTTTTCTTGAATTGTTATTGCAATAACTTTTCTGCTATTGGAAACAGTTTGACTTTTACTAACAATAACTTTGTATTTTTCGGTTAATAGAATTTTCATTTTGTTACACTCGGAGTAGTATCAAAACGACCTTCCATCAAACGAATATTACTGCCATTACTATTGCTAACTTGAATGTCGTAAACAAACTTTCCAACAGGCATGTCTGCCATTCCTGAACCAGAAACATATAAAAGAATACCACCAGTAGCACCAGTAGTACCACTGATATCAACATTTAAAGTTATTCCTCCATAACCACCAGTCAACCCAACTGTAGCACCTAGTGGATTACCAGAAAACGATGCAAGAACAGTATCCAATTCATAAGAACGGCGGACTTCCATCTTTGCGGTATAGTTGGTAAAATCAAATGGTGTGTCTTCGTTGTTTAAATAACGGAGGTACAACCAAAAATCAGAACCCTGTTCTGCTGGAATATCGTAATTTGCTGACATAGATTAGCTCCTAACTAATCTATTTATCTTATCTCTTTGCTCGTTCTTTTTTCTTGTGGAGTTTGAGTTTTTTCTTTTCCATCTTTTGTTCAACTTTTTTTTCATTTAGTTGAATTTTTGTCTCAATAATGATTCTTTCATACTCGCTTAGATTTTTCTTAACTCTTTCAATTTCATTGGCAGGGAGAAGATTACGATCTAACAATGCTTTACATGCGTTATAACCGATTTCAATCTTACCGGCATAAAACGCAGTGCTTCCAATTTCATCCAATATCCCGTATCGATACACATCATTGTCTATGAACAGAATATCGTCTTTTGGGTAAGGTATCTCTGCTGCCATTTTGGCAAAGACATATCCAAGAGCAGGCTTTCCATTAAGTCTGTAGATTCTTGCAATTTGATATAAAGGTTCAGCGCGATTTGGTCGTGCATTATAAGCATCTAGGAATGCTTGTTGAATTTCAACCCAGTTCTTATTTTGCAGTGCTCTGGTTATTCCTATTCGATATATTGAATAATAAATCTCTTCTGGCCACCCACCCATCTCTACTCTCTTGACATATGCTTGTTCTGCCTTTTCCCATTGCTGAGAATCAAAATAACTTTGAGCAAGATAGAATTGATACCGAACATTTTCTGGCTCATCAATTAAAGCCTTTTCTAAGATTTCTGCATCTTTCTTATACTTTTCTACGGGAGTGATGTTTTGGTTTCTACCACCAACCGTTCTAGCCACAACTCTGTAATCACCAACCAATCTGTCAATTGTTGGTTGTCGTTGTTCTGTTAGTGCTGGATATTCGTGGAGAACACCATAATATTTCCATCCACATCCACTCTTAAAGATCTGAGTTCTCCACCAAGAGAAATCCATTCTGCCCATGAGAACAGCATAGCCCTCATGTCCTACTAGTTTTTCTACTGGTAGTTTTCCTTCAACATAATCATCGGCATCAATCATGAAGATATAATCTGCTTTACCATCAGCAAGTCTTAGTGCTTCCGTGCGATTTTCACCAAAGGAAACCCAAGGGCGTTCATGTAATTCGCCGGGAATTCCTTTTTCTGCAAAGTAGTTTTTAATCAGTTCTTGGGTTCCATCGGTTGAACCAGTATCAACTATTACCCAATAATCAATTTGATCATAAAGACTGTCGAAACATTCTTTAATAATGTGCGATTCATTTTTAACGATCATCGATAGGCATAATTTATGCATAATTATTATTCTCCAGTAAACACTTATATGTATTTAAAATTCCTCTATGCAATCCAATAGTTTGAATAGGTAATTCTGAATCGCCACAATAAAAATCAAATTCATCTTTATTGTCAATGACTATAGGAACTTTATGTTCTCCAAGCACATTTATAAAATTTGCTATATTTTTTAATGAATATTTGTGACTGTATGAACAATTTATTTGTTTATCTAATTTATCATTTTCAATAAAATGTTGCACCAGTGTTATAAAATCTTTCATATAAAAAAAATCCATTATTTTATTTTGATGAATTACCATCGATTCTTTTTTTAGATATCTAATTAAATTGGCTTTAATGAATCTTGTATTCAATTCATTTTCATCAAATAATCCAAATATTCTTAAATTGTAAAAGTTATCATATTTTTCTATTTGTTTTGCAATTTCTCTTTTACTGTTGGCATACGGTGTGTCTCCATGAAAAATTTCAGCGCCCGAACCAAAAGATATTAACTTGGAAAAGGACTTTTGGTTGGCGATCAAATTGTTGAACATCGCCATATTATTATCAAACACACAAGAATCATCTAGTTGTAGTCTACTGCCTCCACTAATGGCAGTATGAATCACAACATCGAATGTTTTACCGTCAAACCATTCACAGGTTTGTTGGTGATTTGTCAAATCAAAATCATTTCGTGTAATATAAGTAATTTGGTATTTTTGATTCAATGCATGATTTAAACTTTTTGCAATATAACCATTACCGCCAGTAATTAGTACATTCATTTCATAATTTCTTTCATTTCACTTTCATCAAGATAGGGGAACATATTTTCTAATGAATTTGATATTATCCTACCATCAGCATCTTTAGAGCTTTGCACCCGTGGTATTAGTAATTGATTTTCTGTCATCATAATTTCACATAATACTGGTTCAGCTTTGTTTAAAATTAAACTAATATTATCTTCTAACTCTTTATTGTTTTTTAGTTTAAAAGTTTTAAACCCATAAGCTTCTGCTAATTTTGTAAAATTGGGAGAACTAATTCCACTTTTACTGTTAGAACCAATGTAATTACTATTGAATAGATTGTCTTGCATTAATGTTATTGCAAGATAACTGTTGTTGTTTAACACAAAAATTTTTAAAGGTATTTTATTATGGATTACTGTTTGTAATTCTTGAATGTTCATTTGCAAACCACCATCACCAGAAATCAGGATGACTTCTCTTTGTGGATTTGCATAATACGCACCAATGGCTCCGGGTAAACCAAATCCCATAGAACAGCAAGCACTCGAAGTAAATAATCGGTTTTTACCATTCATTTGTAGTGATTGCATGGTACAAGTGTAACTGGTTCCCATATCAGTTACTATTATATTATTGTCAGTCAAAACTGATGATAATATTTCCATAAAGTAAAATGAATTGATATTCTTTGTATTTGTTTTATATTCCGACTGAAATACTGGATATTTTTTTTTCCACGATTGAGTTTTATTTACCCAACAATTCCATTTTGGAATATTTTTATTTTTTAGTTCCAATAGGAGTCTAGGAAAAAATGATTTTAAATCTTCCACTATAGGATGATCTATTTTAATAGTTGGTTTTTTAATTTCATTTTCGTCTATGTCAACCATTATCTTGATTGAGTTTGGAGAAAATAAATCAGATTTATATCCTATATTTGGGATAGACATCCTACTTCCTAGAATTAGTAATAAATCTGCTTTTTGAACTGCAAAATTTGCTGCTCGTTCTCCCAACAACCCAAAATTTCCAACAAACAATGGATCGTGCTGACTCATTAAATCTTTGGATGTCCATGTAGATATTACAGGAATCTGTAATGTATTTTTTAATTCAACAAATAGTTCTTCAGTTTCTGATAAATGTATACCATTACCAGTAACAATAACAGGAGATTTAGCTTTAAATATGAGATTTATTATTTGATCTAAATCATATCCAGTCGTGCTACTTTGTGGTTGAGCAAAAATTTTTTTTATTTCTATTCTACTATTTTGTATATCTAGAGGAATGTCTAACCATACAGGACCCTTTCTTCCTGACATAGCGATATTGTATGCTTTATCAAGATGAAACTGTAAAGTATTTGGATCTGTTATCTGAACTGCATACTTAGTAATCGGTTTTACCATACTAATAATGTCACATTCTTGTACACCCAACTGTCTTAATTTTACATCATCTAAACTACAAAGAGATTGGTTTACCGGAACTTGACCAGAAATTACAATCATTGGAATAGAATCTTGATAAGCACCCAACACTCCAGTAATAGTATTTGACGAACCGGGACCATTTGTAACTAATACACATGCTGGTTTATTTGCCACTCTAGCATATCCTTCAGCAGCCATAGCACATGCTTGTTCGTGATAATTGCAAATATAAGTAAATGGTTTTTCTCTGACAGAATTTAGTAAATGTGCGGCCGCTCCACCAGACACAGAAAAAATAGTATCAACATTCTTGGATAATAGATAATCGAAGATATAATCAGAAATTTTAATCATAATTTATCAATAAAAGCTAAAGTATCATTCCAATTTTCAAAACGATACCCATTATCGTCAATGTATAACATTGCTCTAGGTTTTTCAGAAGTAATACCACTAATACAATCGAACACATCGTATTTTTTTAACCACTCTTCCACTAGTTCAATTCCAGTTTTACCATTTACTAATGGTCTGTCGGATTTTGCTTTTGCAGTAAAAATGATAATTTTGTGTCGTTTTGATAAAGTTTTTATTGCTTCCAAAGAACCAGCAATTGGTTCCCCATAACAAGTTCCATCATACCATCCCTTATCAAATGTGTGAATAACTCCATCAAAATCTATGGCTATGTTATTTTTATCATTTTCATGACCGGGAGGAAACTGTATATTATTTTTCATTTTTAGAAATTGTCAATAAAATTGTATTAGAAATCACGCCATCTAATTCTTTTGATACTTGTTTTACGATTTTACCAAATCCAACATCACCGGGTATTGTGACACAATGTGATATTTTATCAATAGTTCTTACCATACCACCTTTAAGAAAGACGAGCAAATCATCATCTTGTTTGTTGTTGATTGTTTCAATATCATTTATAGTTTGTACTGTTATGGTGGAATTTGCAAATCGATAAGTATTACTTTTATTTAATTCTGGTTCTTTGATCCATAAACATCTATCTGTTTTAGACTCTTCCGATGTGTGATCTTCATACGGTTTATGTGAACGGCCATATTGATCTTTTAATCTAACTAAATCTTGTTTATCTTTTGGTGTTTCGATTTCAAATACCCAAGCACCATTATCGGACAATGCTTTGGTTGAGTGAAACAAACCCCGTCTAATCATAACTTTATCTAATGAATTTATTACGCGAGTGTCTGCTAAAAATGATAATTCTGCTTTTCCATCTAATAAAATTAATCCAGTAGTTTTTTTAGGATGACAATGCAAAGAAGTACTTTGATTAGGAGCAATATACAAAAACCACAGACCAACATCGTTGTTTTCATATACCAAATACTCATACCCCCAAGGTTTTTTAACAATATTGGTATCGTAACTCATTACTTCTTGTTTCTTTCATTATGAACCTGATGTCCAATTCGTAACCACTCTCCCATGAAATCATAGTGAGGACACGATACAATGTTACCATCAACTACTACAGATTCTCTGCTGTAGGTTGCTCCTGCGTTTTCAATATCAATATCAATTGAATAGTAACCAGAAACAGTTCTACCTTTTAAAATCTTAGCAGAAATTAATAGCTGTGCGCCATTACACACGGAAAATATTGTTTTGTTTGCTGCATTCCACTCTTGTACAAATTTAAGAACTCCCTTTTCCTGTCTTAACTTCTCCAACGCTTTAACTCCACCGGGAACTACAAGAAGTTCATAATCATTCAAGTATTTTTGTCGTGTTGTTTCATTTTCAAACAATTTAGTTTCTATATCACAATTCATGTGTGTACCTAAACTACCCCAAATTTTACCAGTTTTATTAGCCATCAATGTAACATTAAATCCTGCTTCTTTTAAACTGTAAAATGGATAGATTAATTCATGATCTTGAAACTTTTCCCAAGTAATAATTAGTGCATTTTTTACCATATAAAAGTATCCTTATAATATTCAACAATCTTTACTAATTCTTCATCAAACTGCTTAACGGGACTCCAACCTAGCGAACGAAGTTTTGTGTCATCAAGAGCATATCGTACATCTTGCCCCTGTCTATTGCAAGACAAATCAACATATTTGTCAAATTCAGATAAATCTATACCATTAGCAGTCAATATTTTCTGAACAGTTGTAAGATTACTCTGTTCGAATCCTCCGGCAATATTGTAAATCTCATTCTTAACACCGCTTTCGATTATTGTTATGATTACATTGGCTGTATCTTCTGCATGAAGCCAATTTCGAATAGGTGTACCATTATTATGCAATGGAATTTTTCTTCCTAACTTTAGATATTTACATGCTTTTGGTATTAGTTTTTCAACATATTGTCCTATACCATAATTGTTTGTTGGACGAATAATAACATATGGTATCTTATAAGTTCTAGCCCAAGCCAATACTAACATATCTGCTGCTGCTTTTGAAGCAGAATATGGATTGGATGGTTTTAGTAAATCAGATTCAGTGTGCGCGCCTTCTACAATATCACCATACACTTCATCTGTGCTAAAGTGTAGTAGGGTAGGAATTTTAGTGTTCTCTTGCCTATAGTTTTTTATTAATTCCAAAATGTTATGAACACCGTTTATGTTACTGGTGATGAAATCGTCACTATTGGCTATGGAATTACCAACATGAGTTTCTGCTGCTGTATTAATAATATAATCGCAATCGTATAAAAACTTCAAGTCATTAATGTCACAATGCACAAAAGAGAAATTACTATACTGCTTAAATTCTTGCAATAGTTCTTTATTGGCTGCATATGTCATCTTATCTACACCTTTAACATACCATCCTTTTTTAAGGCATAAACGGGTTACATATGATCCAATAAAACCCAAACAACCAGTAATATACACGACTTTCATTATTGACTTTCCTTTTTATAGAAGTTCACTAACATTTCAATTGTAGTATCAATATTAAGTTTTTGCTTGAAGCCATAAGATACCAACTTTGCAGTGTCAAGATACGAATGTCGTACCTGAACAATATCATGAAAAGTTGTTGGTTCGATGTGTATTATTTTTGATGTCGAACCAGAATACTCAATGGCTTTGTTTATCATATCCAAAAATTTGTATGGTTTACCACTTCCAATATTTATTATTTGATTTGGTGGTGATTTATCAATACACAATTTAATAGCAGAGCAAACATCCTCCACATGAATATAATCTCGCAAAACTTCTCCACCATAGTAAAGAGGAACATCTCTATTATTAACAATTTCTCTGATTAAAAATTGAAGAGCATTTTTCTTCTTGGAGATCTTCTTATCTCCTTCTCCTATAACATTGGCTAATCTCAGTATTCTGTACTTTATATTATGAGTTTGACAGAAAGAAATTAATAATTGCTCGGCACAATATTTTGTAATGGAATAGAATCCAGAGGGATTACATTTAGAATAATCTTCTCGGAATGGCATTTCATAGTTCTTACCGTAAACAAACCAAGAACTTATGAAATTAAAAGTAGTATCACTGTTTTTTGGCAGAGTTTCTAATACATTCATAAGAACTGTTAGATTGGTATCAATATCAATGTGAAGATCAGTATGCACATTGTAATTGTCTACCGTACTTATAAAGTACAAAACATTATTTGTTTTTGTTTTATAATCATTTCTGTCTATTCGCACAACAGAATCTGAATATAGTTCACAAAATTTAGATCCTATGAATCCCGTAGAACCAAAAACAGATATATCATTCATCTAATATAACCTTTTCAAATTTTGCTATATTGTGCTTATTGTTTTTAATAAACATTTCATATGGATACTGCTGAATATCTGAAACTATTTTCTTAATTGGAAACGGACACATAAGAGTAGGATATCCGTCAATATCATTTTTTTCATACAACAATTCTATTAATTTTCTATTGAAAAGAGGCTTATTATCTTCGTGTGTTTCTATTTTTTCATTTTTTAAATTATATGCAGCAATATTATAGATTCCACCGACCATCAATTTTGGTATAGAATAACCAATCTTAGTCATATGTCTCCAATGCATATCTGCATCCTCTTCACCAAATCCACAAAGTCGTTCATCAAAATAACCAATTTTATGCAAAACAGACTTGGTACACACAAAATGGGAAAACCCATGATTGATGGTAAAAAATTCTTGTTTAGTAGTGTTGATGTGATTTACAATTTCATTGTATATGTTAGGATTTGCCCATGCAACATCATCACATACGATAAAATTATATTCGGTTTTACTAAAAATAACCAAATTGTTCCAAAGTTTGCTTAGTCCTTTAAACTCTGGACAAAATATAGGATAAATGTTTTTATATTGTTTTGCCAAATCTAACATTTCAACTCTGTAACTATCTGGCATTTCTTCTTCATTATTACCATTTATAGCCAATAAAATATCAACAGTTTCTGGAACTGTTAATCGGATTCTTCGAATTAATTCTGATACTAATTCTTTTCTTTGTCTAAATGTAACTATTCCTATACTGAACATATATCACTCCTCAAAGATATTTACTAAAATGATTATTTAAAATTTTAACTCTATTGTTATTAGACACACCAGTAAGATGTGCTAGAAAACATTTTTCATTCCAAGGAGCATAAAGATTTCGGCGATCAGTCCAACAAGTCGTATCCATGATTTGTGCTGGAACAGAATTTAGAAAATTATGTTCCAATATTTTTATTACACTATTTGGAGAAGAACCACGATGTATGGCATTCAATGCATCTTGTTCGGTTGGAAATCGTTTTGCAGAATTATAAAATACACTCAAAAATGCATCTGTGTGCTGCGTCCGTTGTATGATAAAGTTTCCAGTACTAAATGACCACTTACCAATCCAATCATATGAAGCATAGAATGTATTATATTCATCCAATTGGAATGTTTCTATAGAATAAGTATCATCAGTTATAATAGAATCTGCATCGATCCACATAACTATATCATAATATTCCAACATTTCAAATGTACGAACTGCGCGCAAAAATCCAAGATCGACATCCTTGAACCCATATTTTTTATCGGTTCCAAAAGTTCGCAGAGTCATCAAATCGTAACCATGTTTCTTTGCGTAGCGTTGTTTAGATGGTAAAGTTAATTCAAAAACTTCACTCATAGTGTTATCTGTTTCTTCTGGATGCCGAATAATTTCCGATGAACCAGTTAATATCAATACTCGTTTATTCATATTATATTCCTGCAAAAAAGTTTGTAGTAATTTGTTCAATATAGTCTAACTGTTCATCAGTAATTACTGGACTAGTTCCCAAAAAGAAAGTATCAGTTGTAACTTTTCTTGCATTTGGAAAATTCTTGATTACATCATCCTGATTCATAATACCAGCATAAGCAGGTTGTAACATGACATTACCGGCAAAGTATGGTCTAGTTTGAATCTTATTATCTTCAAAGTAATTTACAATATCCTTACGCTTAAATGGCGCACCATCCTTGATGGTCAAAGCAAAGGCAAACCAACTTGGATTTGCATGTTCTGTTGCTTTTGGAAGAACAAAGAACTCTTCATACTTAGCAAAGATATCACTTAGTCTCTTGTGATTATGATTTCTCTTTTGTGTGATTGTTGGTAACTTCTTTAATTGAGCAAGACCCATAGCAGCCTGTAATTCAATTGGCTTTAGATTAAATCCAATCTCATCATAGACATACTTGTGATCAAATACTTCATCAGGCAAAGAAGGAAGCCAATTAGAGAATCGTGTCTTACACATACCATTCTTTAACATATTGGCTTTCTTACCAACACAATAACAACCTCTTCCCCACTCACGGAAACTTCGAACTACGATCTCTTGCTGTTGTGTATTACAAGCAACGAATCCACCCTCACCCATAGTAATATGATGGGCTGGATAGAAAGAACAACTTGCAAAGTCACCAAAAGATCCTAGTGGTTTACCGTTATAAGTAGAATCTAATGCATCACAGCAATCCTCAAGGAATACTAAACCATACTGATTGACAATATCCATGAGTCTATTCATGTTTGGTGGATTACCCAAGACATGAGCAAAAGTAATTATCTTGCAACCTTCTTTTGCTTTTTGCTCTACTTGATCTAAATTAAGATTGAGAGTGTCGATATCAATATCAACAAACTCAGGAACAAATCCTACTTGGAAAATAGGATTGATTGTGGTGGGAAATCCAGCAATAGGAGTTATTACCTTTGTTCCCTTTTGGAAGTTTGTCAGTCTCTTGGATGTAAGAGCAGACATCATAAGCAGATTAGAACTGCTTCCGCTATTAGTCAGAATACCAAAATCCTTCCCAACATATTTTGGGAATTGATGTTCAAAACGAATACCGTTTTCTCCCAATACAAGCCATCCATTTAGCAAGGCTCGTATTGCTTCAACATATTCTTCTGTACCAAAGTAAGGACCAGCATACTGAACAACATCTTGTCCAGCGATCCACTTCTTTGATTCGTTCTTTTTTGTTATGAATTCTTCTACTGCTTTTAAAATTTCTTCCATAATTAATGAATACCCATTCCCCAATCATTCAAGTTTGGAATGTTATATTTTTGAACATTTTCTTTTATAGATTTATACTTAAAACTCTCTTCTACATTATGATTTTCATAAACATTATATGGAACTTTCAATGGAAAATCAAACAATTTAACATCCCAATTAAAATTATTTACAGAATAATCGTATTCTTTTGCCTGTATAGTTTTAACTCCAAACTTAAGTTGAGCAACATAATCAGTGACTTTCCAATAGTATTGTTTAACTGCAACTGTTTTTTTGTCTAACCATTGTATGTGTGCAACAAATAACATTGGCTGGTTTATTTTAATGGCTTTTCCGGGATGTGGTAAATGTTCGGAATGTCGTTGTGCATCTTTGAATGCGGTTCTAGAAGAATAAGAACCAATTCTATCGGCTATATGATCTCTCCACTTTCCATCTACTCGTATCTTATTGTAATCTGTATACTGTATCCAATCCATATAAATTAAAGTATCTTTATATGTTTCTAAAATTTGTTCTAATTGTTCTTTAGTCAGATTACCATCAAGATATTCATCTGTATCTAAGCAAATAATTTTACCAGAGTGTTTAAATGCTTCATCATATAATAGTTGCCTATTATTAGATTCTATGGCACATTTATTTTCTATATGTGTATCTGTTCGTAAGACATTCAAAATATTGAATTTATCTTTATTTTCTAACAAATATTCATATGTGCCATCAGTTGAACTGTCATCCATGAAAATAAAAGCATCGGCATATTTTTTCCAATGAGGAAGCATTTCCTTTAAGATAAACAATTCATTTTTCGTAAGTGTGATTTGTATTATCATTTTTGTGTTATTATTGGAAATCCAGAAGACTTTCGATTCATATACATCTGTTTGTCATAATTAGAACCTATTTGCATATTTCTTGCCATTAAACTATCTTGATTTTCAAACCACTTGTGAATAATTGGTCTTCTCTTTATGTGCTTCAGAACTCCTAGTGATTCAAAAACTTCAGTCTGTTCGTTATCACACCATTCTGATTTGTAGTCTGGATGATACACATATCCAAATAAATTATACAATGTCCTTCCAATAATAGGAAGAGTAATTAAAGTTTTATATCCTTCTGGACCTTTAGGATCAAGCCGAGGATCTGTGTCGTAATTTAAACTACCTTTTAAGTCGGGAAAAAAAGAAAACATATCATTGACAATGATATCATCCCAATTGGTTTCAACTGGTTCCATGTCATCTGCCGTAGAAATCAAAATATCCCAAGAACTATCGGGAATATCTCTATTTATGGCATGGATCTTTCCTTTACTTTCACCATAAAAATAAATAACAGTTACATTGTTTGTATTTTTAGATTCTAGGAATTGACGAATATGTTCATTGTTCAATAGCACATCATCAGTATCCATGCTAATGATTACTGTTATTTTATGTTTACCAGAAGCCTTATTTAAATAAGAATTCAAATTTGACATAAATTTTTCAGGTCGTTGTCTTGTCGGGTATTTTAATAAAATGTGTTTCATAGTAAAAATCTCACAATACAAAAATCATATTTTCCCATCTATTTTCTATTAATCTATAACCTAATTTTGTGAATTTATCAAATAATAGATGATGCATGTTATCATTCTCTACGCAGATTATTTTGCAGTTATAGTCTCTTGGATTAAACCAATCCTGAAGTGTCAATTTTGCAGAATATCCTTCTACATCTATATTGATAAAATCAAATGTAGGACCAAATTTATTAAGAAGTTCTTTCATTCCTATATGCCCAATATAAACCTTTCTTGGATTTACTGGATCACCTTCTGAGTTAAATTCTTTATTGTTTTCAATTCCTCTCTGTGTCCAACTCTGAATAGTAGAAGAAACAGAACTCATAGGAGAATCATAAAATTCCAACATTCTTTGATCTGTTAATTCTTCTTCTAATACTACGGCTAGATTAACTAATTCTGCTCTCCTCGGTATCATCTTATACATATCACATAATTTGTAAAAACAATAAGAAGAAGGTTCTACAAATACTCCACTCCAATTATTAAATTGTAACATAATTTGGCGAACATTACTAAATGTTTCTCCATCATACGCGCCAATATCTAACAATTTTCCAGAAGTCATATTATTATCTAAAATGTATTTTATAATTACATCTTGTTCATTATTTTGTGAATAATTTTTAATCATATAAGTCATCTTTCATTTCATTTCATTTCATGACTATCCACCAGATTACGATCTGGCAAATAACCATCAAATTCATAAATATCGTTTTTGGCATTTACATGTATCTGCTGTCCGACAAAATAAACACCACCATTATTAACTCCACGATGAGTTCCGGGTGGAAATGGTTTTTTAGAAAAAAATGGATCATGTTCAATATAAGTTAATTTATCATTTTTTATTTTATGAGTTAAATATGCAGACATAAAATTCTGGTCTTGTGTTTTTTCTAAAGATGGATTATATCGTTTAATTGCATTAAACATTTCACCTTTAAATTTATCACATTTAAGCCCAAACATTCCTGCTTGTATAAACCAAGCATGGTATGGATGATCTCGCATTATATGAATATCTGCGTCAGATGCAATCCAATCATCTACTGCTAATTTTTCTCTAAAAGAAACTCTAGAGTCAGCATCTCTAAAAATTGCTCGCTGCACATCTATAAAGTCAACAGCCAAAAATCTATTCATTGCTGATCTATTATCACCAATAGATTCTATCTGTTTCACATTAGTATTTTTTCTGCTTTTAAGTTCTTCTATTACTTCAGCGGGAACACAAGAATTACAGAAATAATAACATATCCATCCCGGATATACATCTAATGCCAAATCTGCATTATTTATTGCTCCTCTTGTATAGAGAGGATTGTTGCCCCATAAACTAAAAGAAATCACATTTTTCATTTTTATTTTTTCATAAATTGTATCGATTCAGATGTTCTGTCATCATATCGATACAAGTGTAGTATTTTATTTATGTGTGTTTCTGATTTTACTTTAGGATACATCAACAGACACCAAGCAAAATCTTCACCATAAGAAGATGCTTCAAGTTTTGCTTGTTTTGCTATATCTGATTTCCAAAAACACATATGAAAAGGTGGTCGTTTTACATGAGTCATTCCCGGAACATATCTTTCGTTTGGATTGCTCATGTTAAAATTAACTATAAATTGATTGCCGTTTACTATGCAATGTTGATCAAAACTTATAACATCGGCTGGCTTTTCTTTTATATTATTGATAATAGTTGACATGTAATCATCAGTAATATCATCGTCATCATCCATAAAAGCAATCCATTTGCCTCTAGCAGAGTCTAATAGTGATTGTCTTTTTTCACCAATAGTCATACTTTTATTATCAATAAGACAAAGAATTTCAACCTCTGGATAGTTTTTTGTTTGCTCTAACATTTTATTGTATAGAGGTATTAGATATTTTTCAATTCTAGATGGTATTGAAAGTATAAGTATACTAACCAAAACGCTGTCTTTATTAGTTGGCATATTTTATTTCTCCTGCTGCTTTAATAATTCTATCTACAAAATTTACACAATATTGTTTTGCCTTTTCAAAATTGTAATTAACTTTTTCCAAATTTTCTTGGTAATAATTTTCACTGTATTGAGTTGTTAATATCCGCTGTGGATTGATCCAGTAACTAGTATCAAAGAAGTCAGAAATATTTGGACATCCCCAATAAATTGGAATGGTCTTTGTTATTAGACAATCTATAAGTTTCTCAGAAAAATAATTTGGCTCACTAGAACTTTCAACCACTACCGAATACATTGAATTAAACAAATGGATTTTGTTGTCATTGGGCAATAATTGTTCACCCGGAATTGGAAATCTAGTTGATGAATAGAAGTTCAATTTTGCTGGAATATTCTTACGATGATTCCATATTGTATGTCTAACGCTATAACCCAGTTTACCAGATAGTGCGCCACAAATCATACTAACAGAATTTTCTTTTGGAAGATCACCAAGTTCTTCTGTAAAGGTTCCAAGAGAATCTGGATGGTGGTTGGATTTGTTCAACCAAGTAGTTCCATATGCAAGAAACACTGCATTAGGGCAGTTTTCTAGAATTTTTGGATTAGATGTTACTATTTTTGTATAGTGATGCTGATTTGCAATCACATGATCGGCTTGTTCAACCCATGCTGATGTGCTAGGCTCATTAACATTTACAAAAATCTTATGTTTTGCATCAGAATAAAAAACAACATCTCCACCGGGTCTAGAGTTTTTACCAAACCTAGTAAAGTGAATTTCACATGATTCTTTTAAGTCTGGTATTTGATTAGGAGCAAAAAGATAATCTGCATTAATTATTAATGGCTTCATTTGTTTTTCTCCATAAAGTATCATCAGCCATTTCTAGATTAATAACACGATTTAGATTATCATGAATTGCTTCTAGTTTAGAATGATAAAGGTCTAGTGTCAAACTATTAATATCAAAATTTGAATCTAAAACAATAATACCATCCATGTTAAACAACGCACCAATAGCAGGATTACCAAGATAAATTGGAATTGTACCTGTTGCAAAACAGTCTGTTAATTTTTCTGTATAGTAGCCATCATAAAAATCATTTTCAACAACTACATGAAACATATAATCCTTCAAACCAAACATTTTGCTTTTCCATGGCTGTGTTAAATCTGTATCAGGAAGCCGCGGCGAATCACATGCTCCACCAAACAAATCTAGTTTATCTTTGAATTGTTTTGCATAACCATGACGAATCATGTGTCCCTTTGTGTGCTTTTTGGGAGATGCAATCATACTCACCATTTTTGTTTTCTTGTAGATTCCGTATTCTGATTCGGGAATCCAAGGAAGATTGCTGCCGGCTGGACAATATTCAAATACTCTAGAAATGGAAACAAGATTCTTGTCAGAAACAAAAATCTTCTTAAATCTTAGTTCTAATTTGTCATAGTTCCAAGCCAAAAATTGAGATAGATTATTTACAATAGATCTGGATTCGCACACCCAACCATATAGATTATCTAATCCCTCTGGAAGTTGATCATGCTGTAATATAGTATTATCAATTAACAACAAATGATCTATTTTGCCATAACTTGGCAACTTCCATTCAAAATTTTTAGGTTTTCGGTTTGAACAAGATGAAGTCTCCGGATCAAACGGAAACCCATATGCATATAAAAAGTTTTGTTGTTTCATGATTAATAATTAAGCACCCAAGATTTTTTAAAGATACCTGATATGTATTCGTAATCTTTGTGTTGATTCACACCATCGAATTTTCGAGGATACATTATCAAGTTTTTTGTTGTATTCAACACATCAATAAGATAGCACAAAGATGTCTCAACTGTATGAATTTCTTTTGCATTTTCTAAAAGCCAACAATAGTCAAATATGTGCCTTGACTTTGTGTCGTTTTTTATAACTCGTAAATTTGTGTTTACTTCAAAATTCGTTTCTTTCACTTGAAATAAGCCACGAAAAAATGTATTAACAAATACAAAAGGCTCATCCTCTTCCAAACCAAACTCTTTTCTTAAATCGGTTTCTCTTTGTGGGTTTCTAGTAAACTTAAGATATGATTGCCAATTTGTTCCAGAATTGCCAATCAATTGATATTTTGTTCTCATTGCATGTCGCCAATCCCAACCAAAATGTCCATGAGAGTTTCCAAAAGGCAAATACAAAATGGTGTCAGTTTCATCTTTATGAATTCGAACATCTGCTGTGTGTTTTTTATACAGATGCTTGAATGGAAATTCAGAGTTAACATCATAAAACTCTATATTATATTCTTTAATATATTCACTCAAGTAAAGATACTCAGGAATAACAGGCCATATTATCTTGTAACCTTTGTCATGAAATAAACTAACTGCTTTTTGCAGATAAAGCATACTACCTATGCCGGTAGATTGATCAAGCAAAACATATTTCATAAATGTTCTTTTTCATCAATAATCAGAGACTGTGTTTCTTTGTTTATCTTTTGCTTATACGAAAACCGTAAGTCATTGAGTTTAAATATTTTTCTACAACATTCAATAAATTTCTCATCAAATTTATTTAACTTTTCAAACTCTCTTACTTGATTTTCAAGATTCCACAACTCGTTATTGACTGAAAGCAAATCCGTTATAAATTCATTTAAAGTTGAAAACTTTTTAACATGTTTTTGTAAAAGTTCTAATTCTTCAGAAACATTTTTTCTCTTTTCATTGTCTTTGATGTTTTTCATCTTGACAAGAAGAATAGTATACCGATCTAGCAATTCACCATTGGAAATAGAAATGCAATTCATCGTGACTCCGCCATGAAAGAATTACCCGGCGATTGCCATTCAATCAATTGATCTGTATATCCCATCTTTTTCAATACTTCTTTCTTAGATGGCATATCAGATAATCCCATCATAAAAACTGTTGAATTAGATTGTTTTCCTGGCCATTCACAATAATCTCGGTTGAGTATTGCAATCTTTTTTTCTTTTATGTAATTAGTCATACATGCTATAAAAGTTTCATGATCAAATAGATTGCTCTGTGTTTGTCGAACTACATCACATTGCTGTATCCACATCTGAATAAATTCTAGGGTTTCACTGTTATAATTAAACCAAAGAGGAGATGCCTTTATCTGTCTCAACTCTTTTGCATCAGTAGAAGCCACACCCATATTAACACCGAGAGAAGAAAATCCATCAAATATAGATGGTTCCTTTAGAATAAAAGTATCAATATCTAACCAAAGTATTGGTCTTTGTTTTTCTATTAATTTTTTGTAAATGAATTTTGGTTTAATTAAACAGTTATTTTGGTAAGAACCCTGAGATTCCAGATGATCTATTGAGTAAGGAATTCCAAATGATTCACACTCTTCCTTAAATCTTTTTGCGTGATCTGTATAATATGTTCTACCATCTACATCACAAAAATAACTTATCACAAGTGTTTGCATAATTTATTACTTTCCTATATGGTATTTAGGAATCAATTCCCATTCTTTCTTTTCCTTAAAAGGAATAATCTTTAGTTGAGCAATGCTCAATTGGTTTGTTTTATACTTGTCGCTTATTGGAGTCAATAGACCCCATTCGTGTAACAATTTAACTATTGTATTTCTACGAGCAAGATCACTTTCACTTGTATCTGTTTCTAATCCATCTAGAGCCAATAGTTCTTTAAAATGAAGAATTGCATATCTTCCTCTCTTGTGAAGTATATGGCAACTTTGATACAACTTTTTATCTTTTTTGGAAGAAACTCCTATTCTTGTTAGAGTTTCTTTTATCTTGAGGAAGTCGTCTTCATTTTCAAATTTAATCTCTACACCATAACCTTCAAATATATCTTCCGTGTGTTTCATATTAAAGCCATTTCTACTAATAATACCTATTATGCCTTTTCATTGTTGGCACAGATATTTAGAATTTGGCTACTTTTGACGAGATGAACCACCACGGTAAGTTTGCTTCTTCAGTTCTTCTATGTCCTCCGGACTGAGAAGGTCTAATACCTCCTTGGAACGCTTATAAGAATAACCATATACTTCTTTCAGCATATCCAATAGTTCCATCATTCCATGTTCATCTTTTAGCCATTTGCTGTACCTCTTTCTCTGTCGTACAGATAACCGCAAGTAGTCAAAATGCATCTTTTTTTGAATTCCGGGAATGGAATTCATTTGATTGCACTGCATGATGGTATCTGGAAAATAAGAAAGAGAATGATTTATGATGTAAGGTGCATACTCTCTTTCTGAGGGATTATTATCCCCATCAAGGATCGGTTCCTTTGAGTAGTTAATAGCAGTTAAAAAGTCACCCAATTTCATTTAAATTCACACCCCATCATAAGTTCAACGATACATGCCACTAAATTGATCTCCTGATCCGCGACAAATGCCGATTTGTATTGGTATTCCGCTAGAGCAAGAATGGCAGTTGGAATAGATCCGCTCTTTAAGTTTTCATATAAGCCGTCATATAACTTCCTAAAGATGTGCTGTGGATCATTGTCTATATTCGATACAACCCAAACTCTGGCTGCACTGAAGTCTTTATTCTTCATGTGATCCATGAGTTCTTTTATCTTTATATCCCCGACTTCGCTCAAGATACCAATGTCTATGATTCCAGCCGAGGAATACCTCTGCAACTCATTTAAAGTCCTTCTGAAGTCCGGGAAATGCTTTATAATGAGTTGTGTGAGAACTTTTTTATCATAACCAATCTTTTCTTCCTTTAGAATAAACTCACAACGAGAAAGGAAGTCTTTTGCCAATTGTGGCTTTTCTTTGATTGGAATAGAGAAGTCTATGCAAGTACAACGAGAATGAATTGGCTCAATGATTCGATTCTTATAATTACATGTCAGAATGAATCGGCAGTTCTTTGCAAACTCTTCAATTGCGCCTCGTAGTGCTGGCTGGATTGATTGTGCATTTGAATAATCAAACTCATCTAGAATAACAACTTTCTTTGTATCGGACAAAGAAATGGTGGAAGCAAACTGACGAATTTTAGTTCGAAGCGTATCAATGTTACCATCTTCAGAGCAGTTAATGATAATCCAATCTGCTCCTAGTTGGTTACACAATGCTCGGGCAACACTTGTTTTACCCGTTCCAGCCTTTCCTGAAAGTAAAAGGTTGGGACATTCTCCACCTTTTACAATATCATTGAATGTCTTTTTAAGAGAAGCAGGAAGAATACACTCATCAATGGTTTTTGGACGATATTTTTCTACAAACAAATTAATAGTATTCATAATTAACTCCAAGAAAAAGGACGATTGGAAATCCAATCGTCCTCTTCAGACACATGGGATTTACTCAGTTATGGTAACTGCTAGTCGATTCCAATGCAACCCAATACTTCAAAGAAATATCTTTATGGCTAAATTGGCTAATAGTGGACTTCGCAATCTTTACTTGATATTCACCCGGCAAGAACTTTAGATTTTCGATTCGGAAATCAAACTCAAAATCTGCATCGGAAGTATTCTTTCCAAGTTCAACACTAAACTTGTTACATGTTGGATCGTTCTTGTCACAAACAACACCAATCAACTTATTCCCATCTCCAGTTATAGAGAGGTGCGGTAGTTGCAGAACTGAAGACGCACGAACAATCTCATCAAAGATCGTTTCAGTCAAATCAAATTCAACAACAGCATCTGGCATGTTAATTGACTTGGTTGGTACTGTCAGTAGTTTGGGTTCAGAGTAGTAATAAGTCACGCTTGAACTATTATTACCAGAAATAATAACATGCTTATCGTTGAATACAAATTCAGGATCCTTGAACAATGAAACAGTTCCTAGAAACTTGTTCATATCCCAGATTCCAAACTCTACATCAAATGTTTCAGAAACATTTGCTTCTGCCATTACATTTTTAGCGGGAGCAACAGTAACAATCTTATTACCTGGCTTTACCAGAAGATTGGAATTGATTGAAGTAAAATTCTTTAGAATTGTAAGTGTTTGTTTTGAAATTTTTGTTGTTGTCTTAGTATCAGTCATTGGTAATCCTCGTTTTCCATTTTATCCATAATATCATCAAAGTCAACTGTTCCATGTTTTAAATCATCTAAAATACGACGAGTATCGTGTCTTGTGCCACGGCTTTTCTTTACCCGTGTCTTCTTGACTGTGCGCTTAAAATCCCGATTGTCTGGTTCTTTACCCTTGTAGTAATCTGACATTTAAAAATCCTCTATGTTTGTAATTAGATTCTTTAGTTTCTTTTCAATCATGTATGTCATGACTTTTGCTTTTGAGCCAATAACTGGTTTCTCAAATTGTTCGATAACCGCTTGCTCCAAATCACTAGGAATGCAAGACAGATCAATAATAGACTTGTTTCTGTCATAAAAAGGTAACTCTTGAATGCGGTTATTCACGATGTCATCCATAACTTTAGACATAACCTTGGTTGTAAGTCTCTTTTGAGATTTTTCTTCATTAACAAATGTGTCATCATCCGAAAGGATGTTAGGCACACCATCAGAAGAATCTCCGCGAATGATATGCTCCAACAAAAATATCTTTGGATTATCGCTCTTAATGTATCCCTTTTTCAAGGGACTGTACTGGTAAACATTTTCAAATTGACCAAGTTGCATAAAATCTTTGTCATTAGACAAAATAAGTATCTTTTCCAACTTGTGATAATGCTTAGTCAACACAAAAATGATATCATCGGCTTCCGTTGTTTCAACTGTGATGTTTCTATACGGAAAAATTTCTTTAATTTCAGAACGAATAGTATGAAGACTGTTATAGATTGCATCCCAATCCATATCAGAATTTGACTGGTTCTTCTTTCTATTCTGTTTGTATTGTGGGAAGATTTTTTTCCTCCAACAATTACTAGAATCATTACAAATTACGAGTTGCCCGTATTCCTCACGAAACTCTGAATTATATTTTCGATATGTGTTTAGAACCATATGCCTAATATAGTCTTCATTTAGTTCGGGATAATCTTTCATAGACTGAAAGATACTGGCTAAAATTATTTGGTTGTTATCTAAGAGTATTATAATTGCACCTCGTTATATTCATTATAAAGAAATAGTAATAAAAGTCAATAATTATTTACCCACTGCTCACTATTGCCATCCGGTAGATACTTGTATATTTTACCATTAGTTGTATTAAACCACTCATCTCCAATATTAGGATTCAACGGAACATCAGGACCCCAATAAAACTGAATGGGCTGTGAACCACCAACAAGTTGTTGCCATCCACCATTTTGGACATTATCCGGAGCCAAATCTCGTATTGTATTTGTGGCAACATAAGTTTTTCCCTGATAAAAAACAACATCTCCCGTTTGATATGTTATAACCAAACCAGATGCAGTTCTCGCTTTATAATTTCCCTTAAAATTAAATGAATTAACTGTCATTTAAGTGCTCGGAGTAAAAGAACATTAGAATTAATGCGCCCATTTGGCTTAGTTTCCTTTGTCTTTATGTCCTTCCAATGGTTATTTATAGCACGAATACCATCATTTTTTGCAGACTTAATAAATTCATTTATCTTCTTAATTGTCTTTTCTTTAGAAGTTTTTTCATCATAGCCAATTAAAGTGGTTCCCTTTACTGTGATTCCACTTTTGCCTGGATCGGCATAATAAATTGATGCTTTTCGATTCTTAGTGTTGTAAACAATAAGAGTAGAGCAACCAACAATTGCTTCTGGAAGAATTGATTCTGCGCCTGTAGTTTGATCGCGGATCATGTACTTCAATTTCTTTACTACTTGATCTGCCTTCTTTTTCTTTTTCTTTCTTGGCTTACGATTGCTCTTGGCAATTCCTTGTCTAACAATAACATGATCACGAATTAACTTGATGAAATCATGAAACTTCTTTATTTGTGCCTTCTTTAGATGACTATAACCTTCCACCAAGTCTTTATTTTTGCCTGCAATTACATCCGACAGTTCCTTTATCTTTGGTTCCAAAAACTCAATCATAAATTCGCAGTGCATTGCACTTGGTTGTTTTTCTTTTAGCCATTCTTCTGTTTGAAACTCCTTATATTTGGAATTATTGCCACACAAATACATCATATAGTTGTCAATAATTAATTCCAATTCAGAACAAAGACTAGATGCATTCTTTCGCACCCTATCCCGCACAGAAATAGGGTTTTCTTCTTTAACATCAGAAGAAATTGACTTTCCAAGATTGATTAGTTTTTCAATTGTTTCATCTACTTTAGCCTGAAAATCATCTGGCAAAATACAACCGCGATTTGCGGCTCCACATTTTGCGCCTATTGTTCTAAATTCAAATCGTTCTGTTCCAAGTTTTCTAATATATTCACCGTCTTTAATTTTTAACCGATCCACATACTCACAGACGGCATTTCTATAATCTCGTTCTGTGTAACGAATATTATACCAATTTGCCGCAAGAGCAATAGACCAAGTAACTTTTTCATAATCAGAAAAATCCTCTGGTTTCCAATGCTTCCAGTTGGGTTCTTTGCCGTAAAAAATGTCTTCTGTATTTTTAGGTGTCATGGCTTATAGAATACGAATATCGGTTCATATTTTATATAACTTCCATCAACTTTGCAATAGTTTTTACACTTGGGAATTCCATTTTCATCCAACCTATTTTGCCCCGGCATAGATTCTAATGCCATCTTTAGTACACCTTTATATTGCATTCCTATACTTTCTAGGAATTCCTTAGAATCTTTCTCCAAAGGTAAATAATCTCCTCCTATTAGGAGGTCTGCAATATTCCATAAAAGATATCGATCATTTTTTAAATAATCATAACATGTCTGTAGTGTTGGCTTTAAAAAGCCATCTCTCCAAGAATCATATGTGCTAAACTTCTTGTAAGATTGTTCTGCATCGTCAGAATACGCCTCTCTGTTAAAATACGGAGGAGAAGTAAACACTAAATCAAGTTTTCCCTTGTATTTTTGAAACTGTGGATTATTTGATATTACTTCTGATCCTTCACAATACACTTCGTAGGTATTTGTGTGGCTGAAGAATGGATTGGCTCTGTATGTTTTTTCGTTAAAGAAATCAGCCAATTTACCATATCTTGACCCCTCCGGTAAATGATTATCGGTGTTAGGATCAGTACCAATGTAATGCACAACCCTATCATCGCGCACAGCCATAGCACCCAGAATGCGACCTCCCCAACCGCTAGAAGGATCATATATGTGAATTGTTTCATTGGTTGTAATATGATTTGTAAATCTTTCATATAGGTACTTTGCGGTTAGCGGCGGGAAATTAACAGCAACTTGAATATAGCCAATACGGAAAGAAGCAAAACCGGCAGGAAATACTCTTTCTCCCTTTTTGTAAATACGGATTGAATATACTTTATCATCTTTTAGGTTCTCCGAATCAAATGTAGAATAATGTCTGTACGACATCTTTGGCTTCCACGCCAAGAATTGATCTTTTGTTATTTGTAAAATATCACTCTGCTGAATTTGAAAATAGCCCGTGTTAAGCCCATCACGAATGGCGACTTCCTCAAGCATGAAGTCATATCCCTCAAAAATGCTTGGATTACCAAAGAATGCTTCTAACCATTCTTCACCAGAAGAGACATCAACGATTGAATATTTTGTATTATGCTTTATCGCAGAAAGAGCGTGTCGATAAAACGAATCTCTTCGCAAATGACGAGTGGCACCACGAACAACTCTATCTTGGAATTTATTATCAGAAAACAAATCATAAACAGAATAGCCATTATCTTTTTCAGAATAATTGATTCTAGTTTTCATCATATTTGAAAACCATTGATCTGCTTCTCCACCTATTCTTGCTTTGTTAATAATAACATCTTCAACAGTACCATCGGTGTTTAACTCATCGGTATGAGTAAAATTTGAAACTGGATATGTTGTCATTTTATTGAACTGATCTATAATATCCAGTTCATTTTTGCCTGTTCTTGGTGGACACCCATATGTGTCCCATGAATGCAATATTTCTTCTCGCATCTTTTTTACCCAAACACCAAACTCTGCTGGTGTCATTGCAAGAAGGTCTTCGAAGAATACATTAATCTCCGAATTGATTACATGATCATTTCGTTCATAAAATCCGTAGTTATTCATGCCCCTACATTCCAAAAAAGTACAGTTCCTGTTCCGCGATGTTTCATTATAAATTCCCAAGCCTTTGCATCATATGTTGGTGCAGAGGGAAATGGTGGAAGAATTTTTGCAGGTTTATTAAAAGGAATATCACAATTATAAACCTTTGCTCTTCCATAATTTCCTTTATGACCAACAGTGACAACATTAAATTTTGTGTTTGGCCATGCCAACTGTAATCCTCGCGTCAGAGTTCCACTTGAGCCAACAGTCCAAACTTCATCTGGAACCATTCCAATATTATATCTTGCAACTTTTATAATGCAAGCCAAAACATCAACATGATCACCACCAATTGGAATCAACACCCGATTCGTTGTATCTTCTTTTACATAATCTTTTGCTCGTTTTTCAGTCACACTGAGCATACCATTTGGAACCCACCGCATATCAGCACCAGAATTTATTGCTTCTTGTTGATACGGATGTAGGTTATTCATATCTCTTTGAGCCATGAATATGACTGCTTTCTTACCATATTTTGCCGCAACTTTAGCAAAACTGATTTGTGCATATCCAGTAGCAGGAGAACTACCATATACAAATTCCTTATATGGCCATGTCTTGATCATGTTGTCTATAAACCGCATCTTTGAACCACCACCAAGAAGGTCATCCCTAACAACAAAAATACCGTCTTCAACAGTAATGACAGGGAAAGGATTTGGATCTTGCCAATCCTGAACCGAATATAGAAAATCTTCTGCTGTTGCCAAAATCATGATACATTTAGTTTACTAAAATTCTTTTTCTTTTCAAGGGTAATGATTGTTGGAAATTTATCAGCCAATGTATCTGCTCGATGTGATATCACAAAAATATTTGTTTTAGAATCAAGACCAGTTAATAGTTTCATGAATTCTTCTGCGCCGACTGCATCCAAAGAAGAATCAAATACTTCATCCAGAATCAACAAATTACAATTTGCACTATTTTT